AACAAAGATTTAAACAAACCCGTTGCTGATGCCCGCAATTGAATAGCAAATAAATCTTGAATGATGCTAAGCGCCAAACTTTTAAACGATAACTTGCCCGTGCGAACAAAGTTATCTAACGCGCTTTCCATGTTGCCCATTACAGAACCAAAAGCCTTTGCGCCATTTTCTAATTCGGTTGGCATGTCCCTAAAGAACTTTGCGCCTTCTTTCATAAAGCCTTGTTCGGTAGTTCCTTCGCGTTGTGCTTTAACCGCTTGGTTTTGTGCGCGTAGGTAGCGTTCGGTTGCATCGGCTAATGCGTTTTCTTGTGAAATTAAATGTTCTTTTGATTCGGCATCTAAAATATTATTCTTCTGTATTTCTTTAATATTTTCTAACCGTTGTTGTTCATTCAAATACAATTCTTTTGCAAGTTTTATATCTTCGCTTCTTAAATCTTGCGTTGTTTTTTCTATTAATGCAATATCATTTTGAATTTTTAAGGCTTGTTCTTTTGCCCTGATTGTTGCTATAGCATTTTGATATGCCGTAACTTCTCGATATTCTGCCCTTGTTGCATCTTTATCTTGTTCTTTAAGTTCCCTTCTGTATTTTTCTAATGTCCTTGCTTCTTCCCTTTCTTGGGCTTCCGCTAATCGTTTTGCTTCTTTTGCGGCGGCTTCGGCTAATCTTTTTCTTTCTTTTTCTGCGGCATCGGTTACAGAACGACCGCCCGATGCGGTGCTAGATTTTGCACCACCTTTTGCCGCTAACGCATCAATAGAATTGCCGTATTGGGGAACGCCCATTACATTGGCTTGATACAAATCTAATTGAATTCTTTGCGCTAAAACAGAATTGTTGTATTTCTTGTTTGCTTCAATTGCGGCATCCACGCCTTTGGTTACTAAAGTAACGGCGTTGTTGTAGGTATGCCCGATTTCATCAAAGATTGCTTTAAAGAAATAACCAACTTCAGAACCTAAAACCGCAACCGTTTGAAATACAGTTTTAAAAATTCCGCTAAGTGATACGCCGCTATCACCTAATGTTTTCATGTAATCAACGGTAGCCTTTAGGATTGGCCCAAGTTCCGTAGCCAATACCAACATTACATCGCGGGATGTTTGCGCCAACAAATCGTAAGTATCTGCGGCGGCTTTAATTGCTTTTTCTTGTTCTTGAATTAGCGGGTTGGCTTCTGCAATTTTTTCAGCAAAGCCAACCATGTCAACGCCTTTGGCGGCTTTGCCAAAAACTTCCATTGCCTTGGCGTTACGCGTTATCGGGTCCTCAACTTTGGCTAAGTTGGTAGCCAACTTATTTAGCAATTCTTCTTGGGAAAGTTTGCCCAAGTCTTGCAAAGTAACGCCCAACGCTTTGGCGGTTTTCTGCGCTTGTTCTGAACCGCCCGCGGCTTCATCAATAAACTTTGCAAACGCCGATAGCATTTTGCCCGCGTTGTCGGCTTTGCCGCCTGAATTGGCAAGGGCGTTAGATAACTGTAAAACCGTGCCAATGGCTACTTCGTTGGCATCGGCTACATCGGCCAAATCATCGGCGTATTTAAGTGCGGCGGCACTAGCGGCAACCAAGGCAACCGCACCCATCTTGCCAAACTTTTCGGCGGCTTCGCTAAATTGTTCTAGTTTTTTACCCGCTTGTTCAATACCTCTATTGAATTCCGCGGTATCTATGCCTAGGGCTACACCAAGGCGGGCAATCATATTAGCCATCTTTTACCCCAAACAATGTTTTATCAAATCCTTGCGCCTGTTGCATAAATGCTAAAAGGCTATTATTTACTGCCGCCTTTTTACTATCAGCAGATAAAGGCGGGTAGATGTAATCATACGCACTACCTAAAATGTTGGCTAGTTTATATGGCGGTGAATTTGCGGTTCTCATGTAATTAAATACCCCGTTTGTCAGGGTTGCCAATTGCGTAAGAACGCCGTAATTCCCAATCAATCCATCGGCATACATTGTTTGAATGTTTGCCAAGGTTACATCATCTAATTCGTTAATTGTGTCTAGGGTATGCCCGTTGAAAATCATTGCGGCTAGGCATTGGCTTTTCAACGAGCCTATTAGTTTCCCCGCGCTTCCCTGTAGGTTGGGCTAATTACTTCGCCAATCTTTTCTACGATTAGCATTTGCACGGCAATAGGGAATTCTTCTTGAATGTCGGCATAGGTCAAATCTTCTAAACTTACGCCTTCCATTTCAGGAACTAGCAATTTAAAAAATTCGGTAATGCGGGCTTCGGTAATGGCTTTGTTCTTGGCGGCTTCGCGCATAGAACGCCCTTCAACCAAAATATCATCATCCGTAAATTGGAAATCTTCGCTTTGGTTGCTTTCAAACCGCCGCAATGGGGCGGTGATTTCTTGGTAAATTTTTTCTATTGTTTCTTCATCAGGGTTAGAAACTTTTTTGTAGATTGCATCCGATTCCATCATTAACGGTATGCGAACTTTAAAAGTATGCCCGCCCAATTCAAATGTACGGGTTAGCATATTCTTTTTGTTTGTTTGGTATTTGTCGCCAAACGCTGAACTAAATTTTGTCATCTATTTTTTATCCTATATTTACTGATACGTTTTGCCAAAATTTCCCCTAGCCGCTTGGCGGTTTGGTCGGCTTGGGATTCCAATGCGGGGCGTAGATAGGGTTGCGCCCCATTTCTAGCCGTGCCAAATTCTTGTGCTATTGCGCGGGCATCTGATAAAACGCCTACTTGCTTTTTTCTTTCTTTTAAATCGCGGTTGTATTGCGCTTTATCTGTTTTATACAACTCCGCATTTTTTTCGTAGAATTCTTTTTTAAGTTTCTTTGGAAATGCCTTAGTTGTTACCAAAGCAATCACCGTATCTTTTTCGGTAATGTACTTAGAACGAATGTCTTTTCTAGTTGGGCGGCGGGCTTCAATTTGCATTGTCCTAGCCAAATCGCCCGAATCTTTTGGCGCGTTCATTCGCGCCATTGTTAACACGGGTTTCATTGCTTCCCGTGCGGCGGGTACTAAGATTCTGCTTCGTGCCTTCTTGTCGCCAATATCTGTGGCTAGTTCCTCAAAAGCGGCTAATACATCTTTCAAGCCTTCGATTTTGTAGGTAACGCCCGACATACTTAACCCATTGGCTTAATAATCTTTTGGTACAACGCGTTATTTAGCGTATGCACATAATCTACGATTTCATCGGGCGTAAACTTATCCGCATGGTTTGCGGCAATGTCATGCGCCAAAGAAATAGCAGTTAATTTTTGTGCGGTAAACCCAAACCAATCCTTACGCGAATCGGATTGGGCTACCAAGAAGTTCAACAAATCGTTACTGTCTTTTATTGTCGTTTGCATATTATGTATTGTATTTACTAAGAACTTTTAAACATACCGCTTCTACAGAATCCGCTTCAGCGGCGGCAATGGCATCTTCTAGTTCTTCGGCATCTACTACCATCCCTTGTGCAACCGCATCAAGTGATTGGTAGGTAGTGCTAAGAACTTCTACGGCTTCTTCTACGGTCATCATGTGTTATTAGACCAACCGTATTGGTTGCCCCTCGGATGAATTGTAAAGTTGCATTTTGCTTCTGCGCTTGGGCTTGAATCAATTGTGAATTGTGAAACGCGACCATTAAACGCATACGCAACCGTATTAGCACCGTCAACCGCGGCAACCACAAAAGTACGGTCAACCGTACCGTTGTAGGCATCAGAACGGATTTGCAATAACGCGGTGTCGCTTGGATTCCAAGCCGCGGTAATGCTTAACGATGTAGGCGCAGATTGCGTAGGAATCTTATCGCTTTGGCGTGAACCCGCAACGCCAAAAGATGCAACCGCATCATCCTGACCAAAAGCGGGTACGGCTTCCACGGGCAACAAAACACCCGCGCCGCCAGTACCGTTAGCCGCCGTGCCTACGATGGTTGTAACTTGCCCTGTCCATACGGAAAGGTTAGCCGTTGTAAGTGGCGTAGGCGTTGCCGCGCTTTGCATATACAACGATGCACTAAAACCCGCTAAAACTTTATTTGGTATAGCCATGATATTCCTTTAGGCGTTGTTAGACCAACCGTAGAGATTTCCACGGGGGTGAATGGTGAAATTACATTTGGCTTCAGCACTAGGGCTTGAATCAATCGTAAACTGGCTTACGCGGGCGTTAAAGGCGTAATAAACAATGTTTGACCCTTCGGTAGCACTAACTACAAAAGTACGGTCAATCAAGCCGCTATACGCATCGCCGCGCATTAACAAAAGCATTGTGTCGCTAGGATTCCATGCGGCAGTAACGCTAAGTGATGTTGGTGCGGATTGCGTTGGGATTTTGTCAGATTGACGCGAACCCGCTACACCGAAACTAGCAACGGCATCATCTTGACCAAATGCGGGTACTGCTTCTACTGGAATTAGGTTGCCTATAACTGCAATAGGTGCAACATTTCCAAGGGTTGAAAGTTGGGTAAGTGTTAGTGCGGTAGGTGTCGCGCCCGATTGGGCATACAACGCCGCGCTAAAACCCGCCATTATTTTGT